GAAGATATGGCCAGGAGAATACTCCTCGACATGCCTTGCTGCATTAGCTATGTAGTCCCATCCACGCTTGTCACCGAACTGTGTGTTACCCAAGAGCGCAAGAGCCCCTACACCAGCTCCGAACTTAGCTAGGCCTGCTGCTTGTTCTTCAATTGAGTTGGGGACCGTCTGTGGGCCAGAGATCCAAACACTGTTCGCCAAGTTACCACCCTACTCTTCTTCGCCCTCCTGCTGGAGGGCCTCGATAACATCTGCATAGATATCATATGCGTCTGCTACCATCCTATCACGATCCGACCCAATTTTCTCTTTGAGGATAGCTTCTTGGACAATAGGGTGTTCATTCATATCGTGAGTGTCCAAGTGGGTTTCGTTAAAGGCCTGAGCCTCTGCATCAAAATTGATTCGTTTGTGCTTCTTCGCTTCTAGGATAGGAGACTTCTTCCACCACTTACCACGGTCCATCTTCTTCTTTGGACGAGGTGCTTTTCGGCGTGGAGGCTGTTCTTGCTGTTGATCCCATATTTGTTTGGCATCAAGCTTCTGTGGTTCTTCTTTTTCTCCCTCTTCTGATTCGATATCATTTACAAAGAGGGGCTCTTTGATCACACCAAGCCCCATGAGCTTCGTTTCTGCAAGCGCAGAGAGCTTGAGTAGCTCTTCGTACGGCATAGCAAGAAGTTCAGTTGGTGTGTATTGGTAAGCTAGAGTAATGTGATTAATGATATCCGTGATGATACCCATCGCTCCCATGCTGGAAACGACACGCGCCATTTGGAGGTCTTCGTTGAAAACTTCTGCTGTAGGAGGAGGGCCAGAGAATTGTAAAATACCGGCGACCACAGAACTGATCACGCCAGCAGGAAGGGTATTGATCCTCTTAACAAGGATGGCGTCCACCACACACTTCCTGAAGATCTCATCCTCAAGAATCTCTGATAGAACCACAGCACGAGTCTGAGCTAGTTCGTACTGAGCAAAATCACCTAGAGAAAGAGGACGCCATGGGACTACAAGGTCGTCAGATATGACGGTCGCATATACGTCCCCGAACTCACGTCGGACCTCGTATAGCCTATTCATGGCTTACAGCTTGGCTACTAGTTGTGCCGCTACCTGTGGTGCGAGGAAATTACTGTTGTGCATGATCTGCTCACTAAGGGTAGATGCTGTACCTGCCTTGGCTTTCTCCCAATCGACGATAGGCCAGAGGAGGCAGACATCACATGTCAACTCTTGCTCGTCAAAAGCACTCAACTGTTGATCTGCGAGGTGGGCCTGGAGTTTTACAAACTCGCCACGGAGGATAGGACGCCAGACAAAAAGCTCTTCTTCCGAGAACCCGGAAACGAAGACTTCACCAAACTCGGCTTTCCAGGTTTCGATCTGTTCCTTTCCGGGGGCACCATCAAGGTCCTTAAGCATTTCCTGGATAGACTTGGGGGTCTCTTCGGCTTTCTTGGCCTCGGCTTCTTCGGCCACTTCCTTCTTGATTGCTTCAGCTGCTTCCTTCTTAGACATGTATCACCTTTAGACTGTTGTTTGTGCGATGAAAGAATATTCCTCTTGAATGACTCCTGGACCAGTTTGCACCCTCTTGCCCACGCTTGTCAAGCGTACACCGATAATTTTTTGTACAGTGTGGTTAGCTCGCTCATTTGAATAGTCGCCCCAGACACAATAGATGTCAAACCCATCGAATGCATTTTGATCTACACGACGTAGTTGACTGTTGAGGCCCTGGTTGGTTTGGTTGGGGTTCCAGATCTGATCCTCGAAAGTTTCCATAATGTCTTCGAAAGCGTTATCGCGAGAAGTACCAGTGTCCCAAGATGCGTACCCAGCCATACTATTATAGAAGTTGAACCGCTGGTCTCTTGTAGCATCTCCGGAGGAGATCCGCTCTATACTGGCGCGAGAGATTGGTGACATCCATGGCAGTGCGTCCCGTGGGCTTGGCATCTGTTGGCCAGTTTTCCTCCCCGCAAACAACCCAGCGTCTGAACCACTAATATCTTGGTTACCAAGCTGCTGTGAAGAACCAAAATAGCGACGTAGGACGGCCCAGAGATAACCTTGTTCTTTAAAGTTGATAGAGAAGTTACCGTGCACAATTACCTGACCAGGGGCCACATCATCCCATAGCTGAGAGGCATACCCATAGATAGGTGACTTGGACTGATTGTGCGTATAGCTCATAAATGTTACTTCATCAACCCAGACGTCACCGACGTAAATAAACATCTGAGACCCGTTAAAATAATCGAGATCATAGACTGTAGTGTATTCGACTTCTGCCATAATAGCTCCTATAGGAAAGGATTACGCCGTCTATTGAATCTGTCAAATGGATCGACCATGGCAGCAACATCACGGTGATCACTTTCAAGAAGGAGATTGGAAGCGCGCTGGCCTTGCATGGGAGCGAAGTGGCCTGTCGCATGATCAAACGTAGTGAGCCCAGGCGTCTGAACACTTCTCATCGGATCATAGTCTCGAGCTACGAACTGTGTCACGTTCTCTGTCAGCATATCCTCGATGCTCATGACCTGGCCTTCATCAACAAACTCCACTCCATAGATAGTCATGCGAGAGATAGAACCATACTCATTAGCAAAAGAGATTAGGATATCAACAGGAGGGATCTGATCAAGGATAGCCGAGGTAAAACCAACAGAGTCGAAATCGGAGGCGTGTGCGTCAAGGAAGTCATACAGGACATGTTCGTTAAAGACAGTAAAGATCATACTGCCAGCGATCTGTCGTTCACCCCGAGTAAAACCCTTTGGGTAAGAATGGCCACATGCGCGTACTGCCGTCTTAGCTCGATGGGTAGAGACAGAAAGGGTCTGGCACTCAGCTAGGACCTTGGTGGGAGACTTCTTGCTTGTCCCGCTCAACTTGGATTGCTGCGTGGCAGTGTCTTTTGACGTTTTGTAGCTAGCCTCCAGTTGGGTATGTAGCCTGACTCTCTTGTTACTTAGACGAGTTCGCTCGACCGTGCCAGTCTTTGTTCCCATAAAAGCCGCATCCACCTTACTGATCTGGCTTAGTAGATCAGCAGTTTGGTCGGCTGCGGCTTTGGCTGTTTTAGAAAGAGTCTTTAGCTTCGCGGCAGCAGCAGTCTCGTTGTTGTTATAGAGCTGGATCAGCACCTTAATATCGACACCTGCGTATGAGGTGCCATTAAGGAACATAGATCCTTCTGCGTCCGGAAATTCTTGGTAGAGGTGACGTCCACCAGCGTCAGAGATTCTAGTTGCCATACACTTATCATATATGGCTCTCTCTACGAGTCAAGCGAGAAAATTAAGCGCCAGAGTTGACTCCAGGCTGGGAAGAAATCGATAGTTTATGCTTGGGGGGAACTGGTGCCCATCCGATGATAGAACGACATACATAGGTGTGCTGCTGCTCACTCACGATGTCATCAATCGAAACGCCGTATCCCTCATTGAGTAGCTCGACACCGAAGACCCGCATGACCGCAAGAGACCCATACTCGTTAGCTGCTGCGAGGGTAATGTCGAATGGAGGAATCTGGTCAGTGTACCAAGCCTTGGCGAGATCCTGATCGGAACCTACGCTCGTAAGCGGAGACTCCTGGTTCTGCACCTGTTCCGCAGGACTACTGCTGGCCACCGTCGAGATGGGGGCAGAAAGCACTGTGCTAAGAGAAGTTTTTTCGGTTGGTCCTACAACGCCCTGACTTGTCGTTGTGGTTGCGAACTCGGGGCGAATGTCGTCCTTGTCGGACTGGAACTTCAATCCACCATCTTTAGCATATCCGCCGAGCTTAGAGAGCATTACATGACGATCGAACATCACGAAAATGAGCGTACCAGCAATACCTCTCTTACCACGAGAGAATGAACGCGGGTCGGCAGAGCCCATTGTATAGATGGGAGCCTTCTCACGAGTCACGGAGTAGCTAATTGCCTGGAGTTCAGACATAACTACCTTACCTATGACCGCCTTGATATCTACACCAGAGAAACTATTGTAGCCTTGTGCGTAAGATGATCCTTGTTTTTGTGCCATTTTTTACTCTCTCCTTACTTCGCTGCTAGAGCCACGTTAACAGTGATCTGGCGAAGCTCGAATGCCGGTACGATAACGAGCTCTACAGTCGCCTGACCAAGTACCTGCTGAGTTGGTGTTGAGGTTACAACTGCATCGTATCGTTGAATGTACTCTAGCTTCATGAGCTTTACAAGTACACCACTGATTGCTGTCTCAAGTCCTGCGAGACGTGCACCAGTGATTGCCTCGCCGATGTAGCCGTCTCCTACCGCTCGGACAGCGTCTACACATGCCTTAACGATACGCATGGTTGAGAGACGGCGATAGTCGCTGTCTGGGCGAGCGGCTGTTGGAGCGTCGGCTACAACGTTGCCCTTGCTCTTTGTCTGGAACATTACGTAACGCTGTCCAGCTAGTGTATCGAGCTTGGAAGCGTTGATACGGAACGGAATGCGAAGTCCGTTGACGATCTTGTTTGTTGGGGCGCTATTTGGCGCGAGTGCACTATAGAACCCACCGTAGTACGGAGCACCTGTTGCTACGTAGGATACAGGGCTGGTTGGGTTAGAGAAGACTGCCTGTGCAGGAACAACGCTGATGTACTTACCAATATCAATCAGGTGATCGTTCCGGTCGTACTCCTGTGTATCGTCGAGCCATCCAGTGTCAGTACCGATGAACCCGCCGTGGTATAGACCGTCAAGTCCTCCAATGCGGTGACCTGGAAACTCCCCACCTTCACCGCGACGGCCGACCATCCACTTGTTACCAAGGAGGCCTTCCCCGTTCTCATCAATAATGGTATTGCTGTTCCCATCCTGAAGTGTCGTGGGAAGCTTACCGATCCAGACTGATACACCCTTGTGGGTCCATGCGGTTGGAGGAAGCATACCAATGACACCAGTCATTTCCTCGTTGTCTTCTGACTGTGTATAGCAGAAGTTTGCGAGCTGGTAGCCGAAGTTAACATCATGGAAATCAGCAGCGAGAAGGGTCTCTCCTTCTGCATCCTCAGTTGGTGATGCGTCTCCCTCATCGGGATATGCCCGTGCACTAACAGACCCCTCGAAATCCCACCAGAATAGCCACTCGCCGTCATATTCCTGGGCGAATACCTTACCGAGGACATCATCGTAACTCCCTGGGAGTGGATATGTGTTCGGACCTGTTGACCATGAGTATGCAAGTCCACTCCGGTCTTTAGCGTCCATGTCTTGGACGTTTCTATCATCGAGGAATACGTTCATTGGGACGATAACGTCCATGTCTTCGTTCTCGAGATTCTTGTAGGCCTTGAAGAGCTCTTCATACATCTCGATACGAGAGAGATTGATACCATCATCGCCAGCCGTGTATGTGATACCTACGATTGAGCCAGCAGCAAGGAGGGTAACTGGGGCACTAAGCGTACCGATATCACCACGGTCGCCTTCTCCGGGGTTACCGTCTGTTTCTCCGTCCACTTCAACGAGGAACTCGTCCACTGCAGCGGCTGGGTACGCAGGGTTATTGTCGTATACAAGCAGGTCGTCACTTTCTCTGTATATACGAAGACGCTCAGAAGTATCGTCCCAGTAAACTAGGAATGCAGTGCCAGCATTGTCGTCCTTAACGGAAGTTGTGACGGTGATGCCATCATCGTCAACCGCGCCGATTCCAGTGAGGGTAGCGGATTTAGCACCCATGCGATAAAGCTGGATGTTGGTTGCTCCACCCTGGAGGGCCTCGTACATACCACGAATGAGTGTGCCGTCGTTCTTCCCAAAGTCAGCAGCAGCCTCAGATGGGCTGGTAACAACAGTTAGGGCCTCAGATGGTCCTTGAGGAGCTGTACCAATAATAACTACGGCAGGTGCGCTATTGGTAGAAAGAAGCTGCAGATTTCCATCGATGAGGTTTGGGAAAATTCCCGGTAGGTTCTCAAATGACATTGTATGCCTCCCAGGGCTGCCAGCTACTCCGTCCGAGTAGCTACATAGACAAGGATTTGTTCCAGTGTTTTTTGTCGAACTGCGCGAATTCGTTCAGTCCGTATAAACAGATCAATTGGCCTTCCGTAGACTCTATTTCCCTCTACGTCGATAGTTGCATCGGGCCCTCTCCCTAAGTATAACACTCTATTCAATCCGGCGAGAGAGAAGTACCACCGGTAGTCATCTAGTAGGTCTTCGAGCCAAATGGCACGAAGGTTAGCTTGCTTACTTGTGCGGGCCCAACTGGTGAGCTGGACCTTGTTATCAAAAAACTTACCCATGATTGCTAGTTTGTAACCAGGGTTTTGTGGATCATCCTTCTCTTCTCGTAACACTAGTTGCATAGCCCTTGTATTGCGAGAGGACAATGCTGCTTGTGCTGTTGTTTTCTCCCAGCTGCCCGGTTTCCTCATATTAACTTTGATTGTTACAGCTTCTAGCTCAGACAGCTTATCGGGGTTCTCGTACAAAATAGAAAGATCAGCGTCGGCTGTAGTTCCTTCCTGCTGAATGCGATGTTCGATTGCATCCTTAAGCAGATCCATCGCTTCTACAATATTCTTCGCTGGCATCGGCGCAGACGAAGGTGGTAAAGAGCTGTTAATAATCTCCATATACTGCGTCTCGGAGATTGTCTTTACCTTCGCTGGAAGTTCAAGCAGATCAGCCCTGGCCAGGTCTTCCCTTATTGTTGATAGGCTCATACCTGCTCCGCAAATGTTGGTGCATTCAGATGTTTTACATTGTCTAAATGACCGTATCCCTTGTAATACTCCAGCCTTCCACGATCAGATCGGTAGTCCCAGATGGCATTAAAACTGTAGATTGCCGTTCTTTGAACAGGCTGAATGATGGTTCCTTCGTCATCCATCCCAACCAAAACTACTTTGTCTGTCTCGCGTATGGTGTTGTTATACTTGATATAGAATACTACAAGAGGGATATTTATCAAGCCAGGCTCCACCAAGTTACTGCGATGAACATTCCGTGGTGATGAGCCTGTGAGTTTACGATAGAACTGGATGTAACTTTCTGTCCAAAGATACCCCTCTCCAAAACAAACAGGACAAAAGCGGTCCTTGTCTGGCTCTTGTGACACTTCGTCGACACATGGACATGGAGTGAGGTTCCCCGCCGAGTCGCGATTCATACGACGGATGATACCGTCTTGTGCCTTTTCGATTTCGGGGTAATTGCCATTGAACATGTTGAAGAGCTCTTGACGCATGTCGGGTTCCGTAGAGCCCGATGCTAGGTCTCCGTAGTAACTAGAGCCAGAGTTGGTGGCAGTATCCCAATAATTAACGGTCATAGCGGTTCTTACCCTTGTGTGGTCTCGAGTAGGTTGATCTATGGCGTCTGCTATAGGGACCACTATGTCGTGTGTTGGCAGCCGGAACTCGATAGCCATTCATATAGCCCCATCGACGTCCAATCGGAGGACGGTCTACGTCAAGCTCACCCTTGGCCACCATTGTTGGATTCTGACTTTTTGTCTTCTCTCCGCCAGTTTGGAGTTGTGCTTCCCACCTATCCATGCAGGCAAGTGCTCGATCAAGGGCGTCGTTGTCTCCTATATTGTACTCGACAGACAAATCCCCAAGAGATTTACTCTTTAATTTGTCCTGACTTTGCATTGCATTGAGAAGGACAACCTCTTGAGCCTTGCAGCAAGCCCATTTCCCTCTTACCCAAGTATAGAAGGAAGAAGAGGCGGAGGTGTTCCATGTCAGTGCATCAGCATCAATAGAAGCTTGGTGGATAGACATATTAATGGTGTCGTCGATTACAGCCGGAATATACGCACCAACCTCTAGCCGGACCTTCTGTAGAGTACAGTAGTATGGGCTGTAAGTTGTTGTGAACCACCAGCTATACTCAGCTGCCATCTGACTCCCGTCTACTCCACGGATTGATTCATCAATTACTACGTCGACCATGTTGTTGTTGTTGAGCTGGCCAGAAGCAACAGTGATAGAGAGCGTCGCCCCACTTACTGAAGGCTCAGCAATCAGAACCCCATCGGCTGGATGTGTCACTTCGTCGCCATCTACTGGACTTGCCGTCACTGTTGCGGTAACCCCGCTAACAACTGTTGTCGGATCGATTGCCTTGTTGAACGTGGCAGAAATAACATACGGAGCATCCGGAATAGTTTGGTGAGACGCCTTGTCAGCTGGAAGTGTAGAAGAGACAGAGAGACCGGTGGAGACAGCGACAGCCGCAGGGATGGCATCCCCCAATACCGAAGTAGAGGCAGCAGCTGGGACCTCCTGGATGCTTCCAGAGCCCGTGAGGAACGTCCAGATAAGGTTACCAGTAAACGTATCACGCTTCTTCGCGACAACAGTCCAGGTGTCCCCGACAGTCCATGTCCCAGGAGGGAACTTGATAGTCACGCCATTACGGAGTAGTACCCCAGAGCGCTTGACTGAAATTGAAGTCGACTTAGTTGGGAAGAGAGTAGTCCAATAACGGAAGGTGGCCGTGTCGGTTGTGCCCGTCGACATGATCTCAATATTATAGGTGTCGTTCGTGCCCCAAGAGAATCCGCCTTCAAAGACCGGATCGACTATCCCTGTGTTACCTGGAGCGGCAATTGGATCAAAGACAGTACGCCCAGAGATACCAGTATCAAGACCATCGCCCGCAGCCTCATCACCAGAGAGGTACACGTAGTATCGTGTATTAGGTGCAAGACGGTTGGTTGGGGTGAAGGTGGTGCGAGTTCGGTAGAGGTGACCACTACCAACTACATCAATCCCACTAACGACTGTCTCACTGCTGAGATCATGTCTGGAATAGGTAAATGCTCCCTGCACTAGGCCATGATAGCCAGGTGACTGGAGGATTTCTTCTTCGTCTCCAATTGAAGGAAAGTCAATCCAGATGCGATGATCCGGACCAGTGTGGGTATCGTTGTCAGGTCCAGCAATAAATAGGTTATCGCCGAGCCGTGCCTCATCCATCTCGCGGTCGAATGTGACCCGAATAGTATCAGAAAGAATAATGTTTAGTCCAGATACAGCAGGGTGTACCTGGTCTACGATGCTATCTACATCTGACAATTAGGCCACCACCTAGAATCCGAGCGTTGCTAGTTCCTTGATCTGTTCCTCTGATAGAACAATATCCATCTCTTCCGATTCTACCACGGATAGAAGGTTTGTCGTTGGGTCTACAAGAGACATTGGGATGGGTGCTTTTTCTGCTTCTTGGTCCAAGTGCTTGGTGACCTGTTTGTGAATTTGAGCAGTCTTCGCAGAGACTGCGTTGATAACAGACTTACGATGCCGACCAGCTATTTCAGCATCCAGCAGGAGGGTCAACATGCGTGTGTTGTTCTCTCCTGTAAGGGCAGAGCGAATCACGCTAACAGTCTGCTTCGATAGGTATTCGGCGCGCTCTTCATCCTTCTGTTGTTTCTCGACTGCCACCACGCGTGGGTCACGAGGTTTGACCTCTACGCGAGCCACTGGTCGTTCTGCCTGTCCGTGTTCTGTCATGAATGCAGTAGCCAATGCATCAATATCTTCTGTCGATTTTACTTGTGGAGACTTGATATCTCCCTTACGAAAAGAGAGAATGATATGCTTCTTGTCCGCTCTTGACAGCCCTTCGTAGTCAACAATGATTGGACCTGGGTTGTCGTTGTTCAGGGAAATAACATCGTCAGGATCCCCACGTGGTGTGCCTAGCATCCAGATGAAACCCTTAGCCAGCTTGATTTCCATTTACAGCTCCTATGTCCTGCCACAAAAAAAATGGCTCCCCACCAAATTAGCAGGGAGCCACGGTTTTGTCAACGATGTTGTCTATCTTGGCTTATAGAGCTAGTGCTGTTCCGGGGTCAACCGGGCCAAGGTTTCCGCTAACGTCGATGTTGGCCTGTACAGGCATTGCAATCTCATTAGGCACGATGTGTGCGTTCATGATCTTAGCAATCGCATGGCCCTCATGGAGTATACCAATTGCGTAACGTTCACGAAGCTTGATCTTCTTGATGTCGACCTTCGGGTCGTCCCACTCTTCGGTCATGACGTCTTCGTCTACTACGAGGACTCCGAGCTCAGAGCTATCGAACATGTAGATGTCAGACAGCTTCCGACGTGGGTCGAATGGCACGAATGGGCTGACGATGATGCGGAACGGGATGCCGAGGTAGCTCGGAAGCACAGGCGCGGAGCTAATGTCCTGTGGATGGTCGAGAAGCTCGGAAGCCTGGAGTGCGTGTGGAGCTGCGCCTGCGGCACCGCTGTATCCACCGTCTCCCTGTCCAGGAACGATGTTCTGTCCGGAGCCTACACCGAGTCCGCCCTGAGAGCTGTTGCCCCACTGGCTTCCACCGGCAGGCTGTCCACTCCAAGTCGCGAAGAAGGTTCCTCCACCAGACATGAGGGCGAAGGCACGAAGCTGCGCGTCCTTCACGAACATAGTCCATGTGAGGGGGTGCATGAGGATGGTGTTGGGTGTAAATCCCTGGGTAATGACCTGGGCAAACGTATCGAATACGTCATCCATGGTCACGGAACCGTTGGGAGCTCCATCCATGTTACGTCCAGTACAAACACCCTTGAGAGAGCTAGTTGGATTGAGGTTGTCGAAGACAGTGGTCCCCATGCTACGAATGTAGTTGAAGATCTTAACTTCTTTGTGACGTGCAAGAGCGCGCCCGGCTGCACGAAGATGCATTCCGATAACATCGAACTGGCTGTACCGGATCATTTCGTCTGTGACCTTTACCGCAAGACCGGACTTACCGATCGTTGCTGTCACGGTTGCTCCACCCATGGTGAGGCTCTGCTCTGGGTAGGCTTGGCCTTCCGCGATATCTGCTGCAACCATTGCGCCCACTGCTGGGAATGTAATGGTCTGCCCGTAACTATAGTTGATACGAGTAAGCAGAGCGGTTCCAACGAGGAGAGGTTCAGCGGCTTCTTTCACGATGTTGCTGATAACCTTCGGGAAGAGAAGGGGGGCATTACTAGTGCTCAGCGCATCAGTAAGCTGTACCCGCTCACGTGTGTGGGGGTCCTTGCCGTTGGTATTCCAGATTCCACTTAGTTGGACCTGGTCTTTAAGTTCGAAACTCATGAATTCTCCTCCTGGTTCCTTATCGGTTGATGAGGTTGATCACTACAACGAGGTCAGCTGCGCCCGCATAGTGCGTTAGCCCGCCTGCCCCACCAGTAGCTGTACCTGGCATCTGGTCCATTTGACCAAGTCCTACACTTGCTGTTGCAGCTACACCGTTAGCCATCGCTCCACTTGCATCAGTGCGGAGTGAATCGTATGCGGTTTTTACGCGATCGAGGGCTGCACTTGGCTCAGAGAGGAACCCAAGAACCTGACCAAGAGCATTTGCGAAGTTCGCAGTGGTCTGGGCGGGTCCAGGAGTCGCCAGGCGGATCCAGTTGCTGCCTGCTGTGATACCTACGAAGTCACCAGGCTTCAGCTCAGTAGTATTCGAAAGAACACAACCGAAGGCTGAGGTAACGGCAACTGCGGCTTCGTAGTGGTAGTAAGTGATGGTTGTTGGTGCGGCCACTGGCATAGTAGTTCCACCAGCGCTAAACACGAAGACCACTCCGACCTTGTAGTCGATCCAGAAGTCCCCAACCTGAGTACACGCCGACATGCTTCCCTTCTCAGTTACAAGAAGGGTCGCGAGGGCAGACACGATCTGTGTGCGCATGGTGTTGGTTGCCACATTCAGATTGTCTAGGGGGAAGGCAGCTACTTCGTAGGTTGCAACTGCCGGGAACACACCATCGGTAGCATCGTACCGAGCGGTGGCCAAGATCTGAGTAATGTTGTGCCATCCGTTGTTGGTGCCGAACACAATCGGAGTAGCAATCCAACCATTTCCTACGGCCTCTGTTGCAGCCTGAGAAGGAACGAGAGGAAGCTTGATAACGTAGTCACAGAGAACTGCGACGAGTTGCTGCATCTGATAGTTGTGCTCTTTCAGACCAGCTGGGTTCACGTAGTCATTGGTTGTCCCGAGGTAGGCGTTCTGGAGACATGCATATGGAGCTACACCGATTGCGTAATCGGCAGGGGCCCAGGCCTCTCCGAAGCGACCCATGAAACCAGAGGTATCCACTGCAGCAACACCTGCTGTAGCGAGAGACCAGGTTCCACCTTGTGTACCGTCAAGCTGGGAGAGAGTAACTGTCTTTGCGACGGTTACTGGCTGACCAGTTGCGATATCAATGGTCTGTGCGGTAACGTCTTGGTTCGTGTATACGACAGTTGTCGCACCAGCAACACCGGCTGCGTAGGCAGCAGGCATAACCATTCCGTCCTGATCGAGGGCGACGCCCTTACCAGGCATAATTACATTCCAGTTTTCGTAGTGCTTGTCCCAGAACTGAACTGGCAGCCACTTGGCTGTTTGGAACTCGAATGCTGGCCGCTCACTCTCAGAGTGCTCGATATCGGGGATGATGTTGCCAACGTGGTCCCACGCTTTGTGTGTTCCGGTGTACTGTCCGACTGAGTTGAAAGGCATTGAATATCCTCCTGAGGTACTCTGAGTGTTACTTATTCAGCTGGGTCTTTGTGGCGTCCAGCAGAATTCCTTTTGCTTCCATTCTTGCTAGGTAGCTATCAGCTTTCGCTTGGCTTCTTGTCATTCTAACATGCAAAAAGTTTTCGGCAATCTCAACCTGCATATCAGCAATCTCTTCTGGAGTATATTGCGCTCTCTGATCTTGCTGAAGTGTCGGGTCTGCAACCGTTGTGTTGGGGTCGCCTGTTGTGCCACTTCTAAGTTTCTCAGAAATGCTGGCAACGTCAACCTTTTCGAGACAATCTTTTAGTGCAACGCCGGTATCTTCCAGGCTCTTCCCTGATAGATCATCACGTAGAGTGGTAATCTTGGCATCATCAAGCTTTTCATCGGAAATCTGATTTAGCACAACAATGTGCTCGATCTTGGCATCCTTGAGGGCCTGATGTGAGTCAGCAAGTTCGTTCTCTAGGGTTTCATGTTCACCCTGGAGGTCTGCGAGTGCGGTTGTTGCTTCGGCTACTGCCTTCTCTGCGGCGGCTAGTTTTTGTTTCAGCTCCTCGTCTGTCACTGCGACAGTTTCGAGAACCGGGACATCGAGCTTGCGCTCTGTGAAGGCAGCGATGAGACCATCGTGCATGGGCTTGAGCTGGTCATCTTCGAACTGATCGAAGTAGTCAGCGTCGAACTCGTCCTTCACTTCGTCTACACCGAGCCGAGCACACTTGCGCTCAATCATCTTGGCAACTGCGGCCTTGTCGTCACCCTTGTAGCCATCCACTGAGTAACGGGCTACGAGAGCATGGAACTTGTCATGGCAGAGGTAGGGGCCGGCAAACCTGTTCTTGCCGAGAGCTACACGCTCGTCGTAGGTGAGCGCCTCATCCTTAACGGTCTTCTCGTCTACACTATCCTGTGCTGCATAGACGTAGAGAGAGCTTGCGTAGATAGGAGAGTCGTCGTCGCCCACGATAGCCTCAAGAGCGTCGCCCCAGAATACCTTTAGGGGATTTGGCTCCTCTTCCTTGGTGAGCTCGTCACGGAGAGCAAGTACGCCAGCCTTGGCCTTCTCGTCATCCTCGAACCCAGTCTTGTTGTCGGTGATATTGGTGAGGACCTTGTCAGCCAGGGCAGAGATAGCCTCTGTGTCGGGCTTGTCCACTCCGTCCGTTAGGATGGCTGCGATCTGTTCCTTGGTGAGCATGCTTTCCTCCTTGAAAACGCTATCGAAGAGTATAACCGATTTTATAGGAGATGCATCCCCGGCCTTGATGGTGCGGGTCTCTCCAGAGACTGAGTCCCCAATCCTGATAACTTGGGATAGTTCATCAGCCGGTTTATTACAATAGATATATTCGTCGTACACAAACTCTCCAGCTACAAGGACACACGTAACATCATCGTACACTTCACCTGGATCGTGCTCACACATACCGTCTATTGCCCAGTCCTTCTTGCAGATAGAACAACGGGCGCTATCGGTGGTCGCACCTTGCGAACCGGTGAGATACCGGCCATCGAGTACCTTCTTGATGGCTTCCTCGTCGGAGATGTCCATGGTGAGCTCAATGTAACCTAGTCCTGGATAGTTGCGGTCCTTGATAATCTCTTGTGCGAGTAGGTCGTTTACGAAATCCACGGTCTGGCGAGGGTCTAGTTTGCCAGCGACGAACTGATCAAACAACTTCATGTTGACCTTCGTAGAGTCCTTCACGCGTGTGGGGTCTGCAATAGCAGTCCTAATATCCTGTGATGTATCGACATAACGTGCTGAAACAGCACGACCAATTGGCTCACCAGAATCGTGGGCCTTCTCGAGGATGGGTTTTGGATACGGAGTGAGCCAGCTGTCTACACTCTGACGCATCTTGTCGGGCAAGTAAATAGCATTATTGCGAGTTACACGTCCAGCATGTGTAGCCGCCACAGTGACGCGCAGGGTCTTGCCACTCCCCGCATCCATATTGGTGAAGAAATCTTTAACGCTATCAGAGGGCTTCCCCTCGAGGCTTGCACTATCAGTGAAGCGGATCGGTTTCATTATTTGCTCTCCTAATTACTGAACGTCAAACTACACTTGCAACCCGGATGGAATGGAGGAGTGTCAGTGAGAGAGATATGTTCTGCCTCACCGATACGAGCACTTGAAGATAAACATCTCTCGCAAGCTCCAGCATCGGGTATAACTCGCATAACTTTATTCTGCGATGCTCCCCCAAGGACTCGTCCAAAGTTGTAGGCTCGACGAACCTCTACGTCTTGAATGAAATCTGTTCTATAACGTGTTGAATCAAAAGCCGTCATTGCCTGCTGTAGGTAGAGTGCCTCCATATTAGTTAGTGTAACATCTGACCCTACAGCGTCAATCCTGCGTTGTAGGAGTCCAATTGTTTGACGCACCAACTTCTCTAGACGCCTATCAAGACGGGCATCTAGCGTGGCATTAGTTGTACGAATTTTAGAAGCCGAAAGGTGGAAGAGACCACCAGAGCCATCGTTAAATCCACGACTCACAGCCGCATGGATACGAGGCTTCATGTTGTTCCCCACCAGGGTGGCCCAACTAAAACCTTGTGAGACAAGGTAGTCGTAGTCAATCTGCCGGCGTCGGCGAGCTGCACTCTGAATGCGACCGAGTGTGTCGCTCTCGAAGTCCCCCCACTGCTTCTTGAGGAAACCATCGCTCGCCTTCTTTTTCACAGCCTTTGGAGCTGGTGTTGGCTTGGCAGCAGCTTCCTTTTTCATCTTCTCTTCTAATTCAGACTTAGACTTCTCTACCTGCTGGCCAGTCGTGCCAAGAGAACGGTTCTCTGCTGCTTGCTTAGCGGCAACAGTGTAGGGCTCGTCAACTGCATTAATGAGAGCCTCAGGCTCCCCAAACAACTTCCAGCGGGTACGCATCCACGATGGGTACTTCTGGTCCTGCGGATCGTCTGGAATCTCCATGGGCTCCAAGCCCAGCCGGTTCCTATATTCATCGTAGTCGATGCCGTTTGCTTCGAAAAGTTCAGTATTATGCTTCTCGAGATCCATCTTGTTTACAATGTCGATCTCACGGAACTCAAGGTGAACAAGATTTTCTTCATTAAGGACATCATCGCCAAACGTAGATTCAAGGAGTAGCTCGCAAACAACCAGGTGATTCCACTGGGCTTCCAGTTCGTCCTGGATATCCTTCACTGTATCGATGAGGGCTCGTGAGAGAGTATTAGCCGTGGCGCGATTGGTTGTATCACCGTCGCCAAGGTCGATCTGAGAAATGCCTAGACCGGCAATCACGCGCTTCCTGAAGTGATCCAGATAGCCCTCTGCGCGTATGGCGCGACCTTCGGCACCCACTGCCTTAATTTCGTGCCGCTCAGACGTAACAATCCCGCCTTCAAAAGGCATAAGCCGGATCTGGTCACGTACAATATCTACTTCCTTCTCGCCATCTTCATCGAGACCGGCGGGCTTCTTCTCTGTGCCTACCTTATACTGGTAGAGAGGGAAGAGGTGTTGATAGAGAAGCATCTCGATGTTCTCTTCAAGCTGACGGAGAGCACGGATGTCGTCGATAACAGGAGTTATAGTCGGGGTACCAAAGATAAAACCTTCACGTCGGTTGGTGGTGAAGTGGATAACATCTTCGGGATTAAACAGCCTGAAGCGACCATCTGGTAGCTCCTGTTTCCACTTCATGACTACTCCGGTATCGGCATTCAGATCGACAAACATAGTCTCTGGTGCGGCCGGGAAGTAACCTGCTACTGGTTTGATTTCTCGTTTACCATCCAGACGTACCTTCCCGCCGGATGCTTCTGTCTTGCGTACCTTAACGATAAAGGCATTGGAAGTACGAATGAGAGAGCGCGCGATACGCTTAAGTAGCTGGACATGGGGGATAGCACTCGCCTGCTCAATCTGAGCGATACGAGTCTTAACGTACTGGACAGTCTTAGCGTTGGGGCCGTGATATGACAGACCCTCCTTGAACATCAGACCGATCTTCTTCTTAAATGCCTGTGTTACATAGCCGTCAACATCCTCGATCATACCAATCTCTGTGAGATCGTATTCGGGGGGGATAAAGTTGGCGCGACCCCCGGCATAAGACTGGGCATACGAGAGAACACGGGGACCAATAAGCGGGATCTTAGATACAGGCTTGCCAGTGCTCACTGGCTTAATCTTGATAGCGTCAGGAATGGGCCTGGGTGCCGTGATCTTGAGTCCTTCCATTAGGGCTTCATCTCCTGCATCCACTTTTCGATCTGCTTGGCCTGCTGCTCGGTGGTGTCAAACCTACAGTTCGTAATGATGTCAACTGGCTGAGACAGTGCTAGCGCAATATCGGTAGTAATCTTGGCCACAGCAGGATCGATAATCGTCCCACCTCCATCAAATTTAAGCACATTTTCGGCTTTTGGCAAGGGAGCGGTCTTGGAGTCACCAGACCCCTTCTCTCCGATATCACCAGACCCCTTCTCTCCGATATGGAGTCTACCGTCGTCTCCAACCCAGGCGTCAAACGGTGAATCTGGGTTAATATAGATTCTGAAGAAGTTATCGAGCTCATTCTTTTTTGGGCTCTTGCCTTTCGGTTTATTGCAGATGGCATGGCCAGCAGCCTTGGCCCTCAGCATCGCAATAAGAAACATAATCTGACGAACCTTCTGTAGTTTCTTGAAGGTGAAGCCCAGCAGGCCCGAGTCGTTCCCTCCTTGCTCTCCAAGCAGACCAGTTATCTCAGCTGTATAAAACTCAGCCAACTCTCCAATCTGAGCAATCCCTGCACTCATGCTTGTAGTCAGCTCATCGAGTCCTGTCGTAATTCCATCTGAAGCCTTCTGTAGGTCAGACAGGTTCTTTTTGACGTCACCAGTGGCCTCACCAATAGATGATGATAGGTCGGTATTGCCGCCGGAGGCCTCATCAATTTGCTCGAAAGTCTCTGTTACTAGTTCCATCTGGGAGATAACACAACGGAGGGGAGCGGTGATGAGTTGGAGGAACATATCGATTAATGAAGTCACCTGCATAAGAATGGGAGAAAAGATTGGGCCGATAAGCTGACCAAGCAAATCCATCATCCCGTCCATCGTTGGTACATCCATCATCATCTGGGCCATAAGAGTAGCGATCATTCTCTGGAGATCGAGAGGGCAGATAGGAGACAGGGCATTCACCATGTCACACATGTCTTTTTGTGAGCCAGGTGGTTTGCGGAGCAAGTCTGTTATGGAGAACAGGATAGCAAGTTTGTCCTTTATATCCTGGTGTAGCACCCTCGTGATAGCAACCGATGGGTTGAGCTCCAAAAACGAAGTCATCCTGCCCATGTTCCATGGCTTTGGTGGCCCAGGTCTACCGGTGAACGGACTACCGTCCGGAGATACAGGACCCTTCGAACCAGATCCAGCCGTACCATCCTTAATTTCCGCAGGAGTCGGTGGTCTTGGCAGACCAGTAACTGCATCTTTGACTTGTGACCTTTGCGCCGCACCCGCTGCCTTTACCTCGTCGGGAGTGGGAGGCCTAGGCAGACCAGTAACGAAATCCTTTACCTCAGCTGGGCTGGGGATCGGGGAACAGGGGAGACACTTCTTGGCCCACTCGCTCATAACGTTACCAAACTTGGTTGCACCGGCCATCGAAGTGCGAAAAGCACCGAAACCAACACCCTGCAACAGCTCATCAACGCTATTTTTGCTCGGAGAGGTGGATTCCGCACCCATTCCAGAGCCAGAAGATAACGAAGCTGCTTGCTTCTGAAGCTCAAGAGCTGCCATCTGCGGAGTTTTGATGTAGTCGGAGATGGACGAGCTAGCCTGAAGAGAAAAGATCTTGGTGTTGGCCAGCATCCTAGATAGAGGTGCCCATACGGCAGCTTCTGACGGTGTAGCGTGAGCTCCTCGCTCAAATGTTCTAGCAATAAGCGCACAGTCCTGTGCATCCGTACCAAGACTGACAGACCCAGCCTTCACGCTACTAACATCTATTTTGCTATAGTCGAAACCTGTAGTATTTGCCATGGTTAACCGTGTTTGTTTGTGATTTCGTGAATCTTCACCTGGGCTGCCGCAGCTCCGGCAATCAGGCTCTCCATCATCTTAAAGAGATCCAGGGTAGCATTCTTCTGAAACTCTTCCAAGTCTACTGGATTGCCAAACCTTGGGCCATTAATCTCGCTACGTAGCATGCCCGGCATCTCCCCGAACCCACCGAAGTTAGTAAGCGATGGGTTCTGACGTGCAGCAAGAACAGCTTCCTTGGTTACACGTGGAACACTATTGNTCTGTCCCTTAGCGGCGCACGCCAGGGCCTTCTTATAGGTGGCAAAATCAAGTTGAGTGGGGTCCTTGAGCTCCGGGAAACGACGCTTGATAGCAGAGATAGTAGCTGCGTCAACCTTTGGGTCTAGTGTGACGACAAGACTCTTGGCTCTTTCATCGATCTTCTTTTGGATTGCATCTGTGATCTTTATAACGCGGTCATAGCCAGCGACGACTGCCTCCGCGCTTTGCCGGGCCTCTTGGATGTATGCGACAGAAACAGGAACGCGCTGTTCACCATCTTCGGAGGGTGGTGGTTCCCATTTGATAATAGGTTTATAGGTGAGGATCTCGTCCTCTTCGTCAAAATCGTTCCCTACGTCGGAAGGCAGAGTGACCCCCACATCTCCTTTGCGTCCTCTCTGAGGGAAGTTTTCGTCTTCTCTACGCATTTAGGACCTCTTTTGCAGTGACTCTCAATACAACAGAGCCCACAAGCTGAGCAGGTGTGTGGCGTGGGGCGTGCACCCTAACCCATACTGACGCCATGGAACTAGCGTCGCTTAGGGATCCAAGAACAACAGAAGCACCCGCTACTACTGAGTTCCAAGACCCCTCTGAAGGTGGGGTATCTTGAGCAATCAGTTTCCACGACCACAACTCACCGCCCTGGTCAACATACCCACTACCAGAGAGATCGACCGGAGCCACAGTTATATCTGTATAGGTCCGAGTTGGGTCATCGTTCTTGATGAAGAACTTATGGACTTGTGCGCCTCCGAGTCTTCCATCAAAGGTAACTGTGAAGGCTCCAATCCCCGCAGAATCCTCGGTTGTGAGGATTTCGTCCTCGAGATCAAGACTAGAATAGAATCTTAGCATGACGCTCCTACCACTTCTTTCTACGCGGTGGAGCAGGTCTCCTTCTCCGTGAAGTACCACCAACCCGAGCCGCAGCCTCAGAAAATGCTTGACGTGTCGTACGTGGCTTGGGGCGTGGCCTGTCGTACTCAAATCCCGGCCAGTTCCAGCATCCCTGGCCAGCACCGACTTGCAGGCGCGCACCCGGCATACCCTTTTGTTGGGGCAGAATCGAATCATTCTGTCCCATTCCCGCCATGCGAGTCCCAGCGGGAGATCCGCCAGGAGCAAACGCCAAGTCATTAGAGCGGCC